CGTGTACTCTCCAAGCAACGCTCCACCCATCTCCCATGATGGCTCCTGCAGGAGTCCATTTTCCTTTCGGAGGTCTAGGAATAACGGCATCTTTGTCTGCGACCCTCGCGGTTTCTTCGAGGACGGCATGGAAGTCTTTTCCGCCGTTGCTGCTGAATGCTCCGGGTACGTTTTCCCAGACCATATATCTAGGTCGAATATACTCATCCGCCCTGCCATCTGATCTTCTGCTTTCCCTATCATGTTCACGCATCTCCTTTATTATTCTTATCTGTTCCATAAACAAGCCGGATCGTTCCCCGGCTAATCCTGCACGTTTACCTGCTACAGACAGATCCTGACAAGGACTTCCACCAGTAACAATATCCACTACAGGCAGATCATAGCCGGATAGTTTTGTTATGTCTCCAAAATGTTTCACTCTACCACCTCCGCTCCGATTTTTTTATAATATCCCTTGCGCTTTTTCCAGTAACCTTGATACAAGCCAAACAGATCAACAAAATCAATCACAGTGCCACAATCCTTATTATCTGCTTTGCGCCCCACACGCCCTACAGATTGAATAACAGTAGTTTCATCCTGTTCCGGCGTGGCAAATATCACATAGCGCAAGTTTGGTACATCCAATCCTTCTTTGGCAAGCTGATATGTGGCAAATATGCAATCAAGTTCACCATTATTTAATGCTTCAAGTGCCTGTTTCCGTTCCGCCTTCGCCTTTTTGCTCTGCCCCTGCCCGGATATGCAAATTGCTTTCCCGGCTTGTCCTTTGTTATAAGCATCACATAACCTTTGCAGATATTCCACACGATTAGCCAATACCATAACTGCCCCTGCTTGATATAATCCGGCAATAGCAGACCATACAACCCCAAAACGGCTTTCATCATGGATCATCTGATCAATCACCTTGTTATAATCAATCGTACCGTCACACATCAATACTGCATCATAATCCGGCATCCATTCTGTATCTATTTTCTGAACACGAACCGGGCAGGTGGTGTGTGCAACCTCTTCCCTGGTAACTTCATGCATCTTCCGCCCCAGTAATGCAAACATTGCTGCCTGCAATCCATCTGCACGTTTTGGAGTAGCAGTAAGACCTATTTTATATCTTGCTGAAAGATTGCTGATCACTTTGTAGAACTGTGTTACCTTTGTAGGTGTTCCAGCACAATGCTGACAGTTATGCACCAAAATGCCATTAGCAAAATAGTTGTTGTTATCTTCTACTTCGATATTGTAGACATAACCATCTGCACACAATCCTCCGTATGTTCCGTCACTTGTTTGTTTTTGAACCTCAATACTGTCCACCCTAACCCATTCAAGAATTGCTCTTTTTTCTCGTCCTGTTTTTGCCGTTCTATCACAGAATGAGAATTGCCATCTATTTCTATTGCGATCATTTTTTCTGGAATTGCTATATCTACTTTGTAACAAGTCGGATAGCCGGAATCTCTTACCATTTTTGTTGGTATTGGATATTCTGTGTAAACGTCCACAAAGTCTGCTAATTTGATCGCAAAATTTTGTTGCGGCACTGTTAAGCCAGCCCCATTCCCACATCTTACCCGTGGCTTGTGTCCGATTTCTTTCAGCCTGTCCGATACTGCTTTTCGCACTTCCAGCTTTTTCATCGGATTGTTTTTTTTCATACGCTCCACAAACTGATCGTGATACCGATTGTTTGTGTCTTTCATCGTTTCGGACACTTTGCGTCTGCGCTCTTCTGTCCAAATATCCCTTTTGTGACCACCTTTTACAGAACATTCTTTTGAGCAATAACAATAACCTCGCTCCAATGTTCTGCGCTTTGATGTTTTCGGCATCGTATCCGTTTCCACTTCTTTCCCACACCAATCGCAATACATAATCATCATGCACCAACCTTTCTGCATCAATCCATTGTCCTGATCTCGTATAAATCGGATGGTTTTTAGTGCATATTATCTCTTCGCCATTCGATAACGTGACTTTAACAATGTCATGTGCCTTGCTCTTGAAAATATGCGTAATACGCTTATTTTCAATTTTTCCTATGTTCCTATTGTATGATGTTATTATATCATCAACGCATAGGTTTTTCAATTCTTTTTTTTCAGTTGGTGTATCAATTAAAGTATCTCCCGGCATACACTCGTCTACTATGATCACATCAAACGCATCTTTTACGCTGGAAAGATCAATCTTTGCCATTGTCTGAACCGTTGCAAAAGTGATTGTACTGCCTATATCAACTTTACCAGCAGTAATTGTGCCATAACCGCCCTGCCCCAGTACGCTTTCCGCACGCTTTTTACTTTGATTTAGCAGATCCTGTGTGTGTGTCAGCCATAATGCACGGCCCCCGATCCTTGCGATCACTTCCAGACCGCACTGCGTATTATGCGTAACGACATAATGATCTGTTACATACAATTCATCCGGCGAATCTACTGTAATACATCTGCTGATTATCGGTTCGCATGGCTCTATTTTTTTAATAATGCGATATGCCTTTTTATAATTTGTGCGCTCCTTATATGCGGCAGTATGCTTTTTACTTGTAAACGGCTTGAATTTATATAACTTAAAAAAGATTCTATATGCCGTCCTTCCTATTCGCTTTTCACCATTATATGTATAAGTGGGTGTTTTTGTCCTAACCTTTGCAGTACCGCCTAAACTCTCCACGATTTCAACAATATTATCTGCAAGTTGTTTTGATGTTGTAGAATATTCAAACGTAGTACCATTTGAAATATGACCATCTGCATCAAACAATCCCTGCAATACCGCAAGACGCACCTCAACAGAATTATATATATATTCTGCCGGAACAAACTTCTCGTATGAATGTTTACAGTAAAGATCGAGTGTTTTTATATCGTGAAATACATATCCACCACAAAATCTGTAATCATATTTGCTTTTATAAGATAACCATTCACACGCCCCATAATCTTTGCCGATAATATCAACGACCTTTTCACGCAAATCATCTTCATTTGTTGACATGGTAATCATTGACTTCTGAAAACATCCATCACCAAGCAAAAATCCCAATAGCCACGGATTCATAACCAAATCTTTTTCGTTCCAACAATAATAATTTACAGGTTCTACAATCGGGATATACAAATATTGGCTTCTGCATTTCATGTTTTGATAATGCTCATAAATAGTCTGCGTATTCATAACATCCCAATTTCCGCTTTCGGCTCTCTGCGACTGTTTTTGCACTGTCCATAAGTGATCCTTATCGCATACGGTTTCTACGCCATCGCTAAAAGTGATTTTATAGGCATCAACCTTCCCACGGTCAAATATACCCGTCACTCTTGTAGCCTTACCGTCAGAACCTACAACACCATCACCTACCCGCAAATCACCATTGCGCTTCCATCCTGTCGGAGTGCATATTTTTGCATCAATAGGCAACCCCTTCCCACTTCCACATGGCATTACCAGTATGCCGTTTTTGCCCTTTATCGCTGCCGTGACGGCTTTTTCCTGATAAGGGTATAGATTTATATTACTTTCATACGTTATCGCCTGTAGTGGCAGAATATCGTATATATAATTCTTTTACAGGATGTATATCCCACACATCCTGTAAGCAGCCAAATGGAATACGCAGATCATCAGCAATTTTCTCAAATAATTTCAGTATCTTTGGTGTTCCGCCTGTCCATTTTCCCATCTTCTCCAGCTTGTAATAATCTGGATTATCCAGCACCAGGTTCTTTTCACAATACGCTTTGACGGCAGGTGTAGGATCAACCACAGTTAAACAATTACTTATTCTGATTTTCATTTTTTCCCCTCATATTTACTGCCGGGACCAACCCCATCCCAATACCCTGGATAAAGCATTGTACCAAACTGTTATCGTATTCAGCATATAATTTAGCAAAACAATCATTGTACTCCTTTACATTGCCGGATCTGTATGCTTTCCAAATCGTATTCATGCAATCATATAAAGCCTTGTCTAATTCATCACCATTCATAACCCTCTCTGTACCTCCTGTTATATTCTGATTTTCTGCTGTTATACACAGCAACCTTTTCCGGGTGTGCATTCCACCATTTCTTCCAGTATTCATTTTTCTTTGCCTTTTCTTCCGGCGTTAATTTTGCATATCTCATTCTTGTCTTTGTATTACATATCCTTGCACACATAGCACATCTTGTTTTCCCGGAAACGGCAGGACTTTCACAGATCACACATAACCCATTCTGTTTTCTGTATTGATACTTTTCTTTTCTTGTCATTCTTCCGCACGCTCCACTTCCCTTTTCAGATCATAATACATATCACGCCAACGCTTTACTTCATCCGTCATATCAGCAAGCAATTTATCCTGTGTTTTCATGTGGTCAGTAAGCACATCCAACAACGCATCATAGTGTTTTTGCAATTCTTCAACCGTCATACAATACTCCCTGTCTTATGGAAATATGTTACCTTGATCCCGGTTACATCTTCCACGTTCTGCAACATATCCCATCCGTTTTTCTGTGAATCAGCCCAGTATTCTTGACTTTCCGCAAACAGATCCTCGATCTCCTTTTCATTCATACCCCTATTCCATAATGCACAAGCGATTGACGCATACACTCTAGGCACAAGGAAATTGATCTGTGTATCAATCAGCATCTTTTGATATTTTTTGTTATCTCCACCGCCATGAAATTTACTGCCCATCATCATACCTCCTACCACTTATTACTAGCGTTCTTTTCAAATCTTTGATCTTGTAAACATACCCACATCCACACACAACATCATAGTATTTATCTGCTTCCAAATGCTTACGGTCAATGCGTGTCGGGTAATGTCTAGCATTACATTTCGGACAACGGATCACAGATTTATATATTCCCCTGTAATGCGACAAAAATTCCATAACTCAATCCTTTCTCCTTTGCCATAGCATTTATTCTGTCTATTTCTTTACTTGATTTTTTATCTTTTGACATTTTATTTTCTATGCACTTGCGTTCCTTTTTTTGTTTTATCTGCATATTTTTACGCAACCTGCAATTACTACAAGTTTTCTTGCTATCGTCTAAAGGCTTACCACATCTGCCACATAAACCAGCCGCATTTCGGTGCATTCGCAGATCTCTTGCGTATTCTGTTGAAGTCGCATATTTTCTCATATCATCCCTCGCAATCTATCCATATCACCTGCACATAGTCGCCGTATGTATGCACCCAATCAAGTGCGGCATCCATATCCGGCTGAAAAATATCAATCGCAGTACCGTTCCGCAACATCTTATGCCCACCAATATCCCGGCACTCAAAATAGCCGATCCATTCACCCTCCATCGTCCACACAAGGCATACATCCCCCAGGTGATCTCTGTTACTTGCGCATATACCAAAATACGGCACTGTGCCATCTGCCGTTTTATTGCCTGTGGGCAGATAACACGTTGCACGTACTTTTTGGCGATCATCCAGCGACAATTCCGGCGGGGCCTCAATACCCAGCAACATACTGATTATCAAAGATAACATACTGCATCCTCCATCAAATCAACTGTTCCCATTTGTTTCAGCACCGTATACAGGATTATGTATATATGATCCCTGTATTTTACTGCAACCCTGGGAATCTTGTTTCCGCACCGCATCCACAGATCAAAGGCAGTTTTCTGGTTTTCTTCCATACGCCCTATACTGAATTTTCTTTGCACGCTGGTCTTGCAATCATAGGCGTATGCTTCACCACCTTTTACTGCTATAACATCAAAAGGCTGCGCCCCACGGCGGTCCGGGGATATGAAGTGTACCCAATATCCCCGGTTTGCCAGTAGTTCGCAAAACTCTGTTTCAAAGTCTGTGCCTAACTGTTTGTTATTCATCAGAACGGTATAACCTCGTCAATTCCATCAGGAATGTTCACATCAGGAACATTTGCACCCATCATCTGATCATCTGCCTTATCCGGCTCAACCCACGGCGATAATTTCGCCTGCTTATCAGCCTTAATGAAGTAATGCACGTGTGCCTGTGTTGATCCGTTATACTCTTCATGCTTTACGTGACAAGCACCTACTTTGCCCTTCCACGATTCAAGATTAAAATTCCCTTCCCCGATACCAGGGAATGCATCAAAAAACTGTGTCAGATTGCGGTTTGTGATCTCCGGGCGATCCAGCAGAAACACGATGTTATGAAACAGCTTGCTTTTCTTGCCAGACACCTGGAATGTCAGTTTCAGCATATCCTTGCCTGTTTTGGATTGTGCCTTTTCCGCATTTTCCACTCTGATCCTGTAATCACCTACAGGAATCGGTGCAAAACCATCACCCTCTTCTCTCTTAAATTCCCATGCCATTTGTTCAATCCTCCTTAATGAATTTGATATACAATACCTGCTCCAAGTTGTACAAGCCAACTACCTGCTTACCATTGTAGACAAAAAACACCTTATTATCTCCGTCTACTTCATAATCAGTGAAATTCTTTATCGTGTCCATACTGCCACGGATAAACGCAATCTCAAGCATTTTCATCACCTCCTTTTTCCCTATGATTTCTTTTGTAATATAGCATTGCAGTTATCAACTACATTTGCCGTAAAATTCACCAGCAGATCCAGATAGAATTTTGCAATATCATCATTACCCTCATGGATAACAATATCCATCACCTTTTCAATCTCTTTTGCTGCTGCCATTGTGATCAACTCTTCAAATTCATTTCTGTTCATCTGAATTGTTGTCACTGTTTCCTGTTTCGTTCTTGTGGTCTTTTCCACTTTCAACTGCCTTTACCCCCTTATTAAAATCGGTAAACTCTTCAACCCGGCATCCCTTGCGTACATCAATCTGATTTTTAGCATAAATGCTCTGTGTTGCATCCAAAACAATGCCATGAACACCATCTTTATTGACCATAATCTTGCCAACCACATCACATAAACCACAGATATTATCCAGGATCTTTGTGCTGATCTTCGGGATTAACTGGGAATACTGCGATCCATCCGGCTGAACGATTGCACGCACATCTTCCCACGCTGTCCATACGATATTCACACCCCACGCTTTCATCCAGCGCAAGGAATTAACAAGCTGAAACTGCATATACTGATAATCCGACATAGCAGGTACGCCCTTGTTTTTACCCTGTGCGCCCAGGTCTGAAAGAATACATCTTTCCAACTCGGAGATATTATCCACCGCCACGGTCCTGATATTATTGCTTTTTAGAAAATCCGCTGTGATTTCTTCTTTCAACAGCTTTGTCCAGCTTGCAAACGTATGGATATTATCGACTTCTGCAACAAGGATCTTGCTTGTGTCCTTAACCACTTCCCCTTTTGCAAGGGTACGCTGCACGGTTCTGTCCACATCCAGCACCAGCGTATTGCCCTTGGAATGTTCCGCAATCGAACCGATTGCAGTAGACTTGCCAACACCAGGCGCACAGTACAATAATGCCGTGAACGGCTTATTTGTCATTGATCCAATCTTCTTAATTTCCATCGTTATTCCCTCCGTTTCTTGTGTTCCACTTACCAATCAGCATTCCCATGCCCATCCAGTAATTATTATTCGGTACACTGTACTCACGCATTTCTGTGCCGCATACCCTGCATTCAACTGAAACCAGTGACAAACCGTGTTCCTCACACAACTGATCATACGATTGCTTGTTGGTAACATAAAGTTTCATATTACCGCAGAACGGGCAGGCTTTATGATACACACCATTGATTTCTTCTTTTGTGCCTTTAATTAAAAGTGCCATTTCATTCCCATTTCGTAAATTCAATATACTGCTGGTTACTGTCATAATGCAGACATACGCTAGAATATTCACACCTGCGCCCCCACGCATCACAATGGCAAGTATTCCTGTAATAATAATCTGTCTGCTCCATTTCATCACAGATCCTTACAAAATCCTGTGCAAACTGTTCTACTTCTTCATCTGTACGCTCTACCGTGAATACCCGGATCTTATGTTCCGTATCATCATCATACCAGGCAACCATCCGATTATAGAACTCTTCATCCGTTTCATCCTTTTTCAGCCGGATTGTAGGCTTGCGACATACTGTATAATGTACTTTCCGCAATCCTGATAACAGCATATATGCCAGGACCTGTTCATCCCACAGCAGATTGTATTCGTACTCACCGCCTACAGATATATCACTGCTGGTTGTCTTGTGTTCTACGATATGCCCATCATCTGATAAGCCATCCACAAAACCATGCAGGATATGCCCACCGATTTCCTTTTCCAGTTCCTTTTCTGTAGCGATCACATGGAACTGTGGCAGGATATACTTTTGATAAGCTGCTGCCATAGCATATTCTTTTGTAAAACCATCATCCAGATTTTCGCCGTTTTCCAACTGCTCCAGCAATCTGTGATAGTTCTTGCCTGTTTCAAGGCTGTCTGAAACTGTTACCGGGATCAACTTTTCGTGATATCTGAAATACCACGCACGCCGACACGCTTTGAACGTCTTAATTTGACTTATAGATACTTTCATTCGGCTTTTCTCCCTTCTTATCCAGATAAATTTCCAACTTGCGCTGTGTAACTCTTGACGGAGATTGTAAACCCTTTTCAAGATATCTCCAGGTTTGTGTGGCAATCCCAGCCTCTTTTGCACAAGTTTCTATGGACTTTTTGTTGCTTGCCCTGTAGTCTAACATACGCTGTGCATATTCGTGCATATTCTCACCTCCTTCCATTGCTGAAACTGTATGTATAATATCATATACGCTTTTATATGTCAACCGTTTTTGTATATTTTCCTTATTATTTATATATATATTTATTATCTTTTTTGTGTAGGATTGTGTAGGATAGTGTAGGATAATAGGGTATATATAAAAAGTGTCATGTAAAATAAAATACATGGAAGTATTTATAAATGCACCAAAATCATACACATTTTACACGATCCTACACACAATAGAAAAATCCGTGGCCCCACACAAGCCACGGATTTCCCACGGAGATACTCTTATGGATAAGAAACGATCTGCCACCATCATAGTATCACATCATTATTCAGTTTTCAATCAATTTCCTCATAAAACTGGCGTACAATCTGGGATTTAACACAGAAACTGCCGTTACAAGTTCATCTACCACAGGCATCAGATCCGATTTACTCCATCCGGCTACTGCCATGGCAAACTCTGTTCCGCTTTCATACTCCGGGATACGAACCAGCCGGGGCGGAATCGAAAAGTTTTTGTTTCATTTTATGGAAAAGCTGCAAGAAGAAACCGCCGGTTATAAATTCGTGGCGAAAACCCATAGGCTTGCCTATGGGAGTAGTCAGTGAAGACGACCGGCAGAAATACAAGGAAGAAGCCGCTTATAGAATAAATAAAAAAACGCCTGCTTACTATGAAGTAAACAGGCATTTTTAGTGCAATCTTTGTCTTATTTTTTCAAGTCATATCCGGCAAACGCACCGATAATCAGACAACACAAGCCAATTATCAAATAATCCCATCCCATCAGAATACAACCTCCTTTTCAAAATTCACTGCAATGGCAGCACATCCACCAGCAAAATTCCTGATCCTTGTTAAAATCATTCATTTCTACAATTTCTCTTACGATTTCATCAATAGTCATTTTCTTATCCCTCCGTGCTAGAATTTCCTTGCTACAAGGATATAGTACAACATAGTGCCATATATGTCAACTGTTTTTGTGTTTTTGTAAAGATTTTTTTCAATAGAAAAATGCGCCCGGATATACCGAACGCATTTCCCCCTTTATTTGCCCCTTTTCTGCCCCATACAGGCACAGAAAACCAGCAAGCGTGTATTTATCGTATGTGTGCAAAAACCTTTTCACGGCCCCTGTAAACGATCGTTTTTACCTGGCGCACAGACAAATCAAATTCCTCTGCCAACTTTTCAAACGTGATCCCATCAATCAGCCTACGTTTCAAAATCGCTCTATCACGTTCGGACCTTATAAATTCATCAATGGCAATCCTGATCTGTGTATTGCTTAAATCATCCACGGCTACTGCGTGTACGTCTGGAAGTTCCACCGCCGGATCTTGTTGATTTCCGCACTCTTCCTGTTCCCCTGCACATATTGCACTGAACATACCCACTATCACCACCAGTTTTCCTTCGCCTTCCCGTTACTGTCTGTCGTGCCATAGCTTATCTCCCCATCATTCCCGATGTAATTGTTTGTGCCTGCTTCGCTTCCCTGTGTAACTGTGAAATACTCAAACTGCGATTCATACCATAGCCACAACGCATTAGTTACCACAAGCAATACAATCAGTATAATTGTGGTGATCCATAACCGCCGGATCGTGCGTTCCATCATTGCTACAGTACCTTCATGAACATACTGGCTAACAACCTTTTCGTTTTCCATCCTCGATCTCCTGTTTTCCACACAGCAAATAGTGTTTGTAGTATGCTTCACGATCATCACCAAACGCCATTTGCAAATCCTCATTCCCCTTCCAGTATGCCACAGGATCAAACGAAGCGCAACCCTGTCTGAACTCATTCATTCCATAAGTTGTGAAATGTTGGAATAACTGTGTCGGTGTGATCA